TATTGTTGCCAATTCTTTATTCGTTTCACCGTGTACAGGATTAGGCAATTTAGCATCAAGTAATGCCTGTTGAACCGTCATATCGGAATCTTTTCTGTCATAGATTGCTTTAGCACCACCTGCGCCAATATAATGTGCCATGTATTCATAACCAGGAGTTGTTGGAACACCCAATCGTCTTAGTGTAGCAAGGTCTTGTTCATGCAACATATTAAAGAATTTTTCTTGTACTTCTGGAGTAAATTTTGTGGTTTTGAGATCAAGTTTAGATTGTTGTACTAAGCCAGGCGCAAAATAATCTTTTCCAGTTTTATCTTTTTTAAATTGACCAAACAATGTTGAGTTCATAAATTGATATTTACCCATAGCACTAGTTGATGGTGAGATTTTATTTCTCTCTTTACCTAACATATCAACTTCTTCTAAAGTTAAATCAGTTAATTTTTTACCAAAACGTTTTTCTGGACTCATATTTTTGCCAGCAATAACATTTCCTTTTTTATCTACTTTATCACCAAATGTAATATCATAATTTCCACCACCTTCCGCAGCACCAATTGCAGATGCTGCTGTACCAGTAACAACTGCTGTACCAGCAACTTTAGCTGCACTCGGTAAAACTGATGGAGTTTCTTCTTTTTTTGCAGTAGTCTTTGTTACCTCTTGTGACTTTTTTGTTTCTTCTTTTTTAACTTTTTCAGCAGATTGTTCAGATTTCTTTTCTTCTACCTTTTTCTCTGGTGGTTTCTTTTCAGGTGGCTTCTTTTCTTCTACCTTTTTCTCTGGTGGTTTCTTTTCAGGTGGTTTCTTTTCTTCTACCTTTTTCTCTGGCTCTTTTTTCTCTGATGGTTTCTTTTCTTCAGGTTTCTTTTCTTCAGGTTTCTTTTCTTCAGGTTTCTTTTCTTCAGGTTTCTTTTCTTCAACCTTCTTTTCTTTTTTTACTTTTGGTGGTTTTGGTGGCTTACGAGCAGTTAACGCCTTGATGATTTCATTATTGCGTCTATCTTTTTCGTGTTTCTGTTCTTCAATATAAGAACTTGCCATTTCTTGTGTGGCTTTACGATCCTCATCCATAAGTTTCATCATCTTGAAGATTTCACCCAATGTCTCGGTTGGACCTGAAGGATGTGGTATGACGTTTTCTGGTTTCTTGGTGAATAATTTTCCGACAGACGAAGCCACCTTCTTGGCACCACCAAGAGCAGATTTACCGACACGACTAAACATCGAGCTGGCTTTTTTCTTTGTATCGTCCGAAGGTTTTGCCATTTTACTTTCTTAGTTTTTCTTTTATCTTCTGGTTCTCTTCCTCAATATACTGTATCAGCATTGCAACATATATGTCCCTCTCCCATGGCATCATATTATCTAGTTCTGTCAAACTGTACTTATGGTGTTGCATCAAAGAAAAATTAGTTTTATAATAATTCTTTAAATCGTCATGGCGAAAGGTTATCCGAAAAAACTTTCGAGTCCCTCCACATTAATCACATGATGGAAACCACACTTGGTACAAGTCATTTCGACTTTTTCTTTTAACTTTGGTAAGTTATTAAAGAATTCTTCAATCTTCATAAATTGTTCTTGGTTCATACCTTCAACAAACTGTACCATCTCAGCAATTGGTGTCTCATGTCCATAATAGAACTGTTCACCATCATAGATGTATTCAATACTTTGTGCCAGCATATTAAAGGTAATATCAGTATCACTTTCCATATTGATAGAATCTTTGACAATACCAAACTCAGGGTATTTCATCTTAATCATTAATTTGTCGGTGAGTTGAATCTCCGGTGAAATTTTTTCATCGATTTCAACCTTGACATTTAGCAAATTCAGATTTGACTCCATTAGGTTGTTACATTCTTTTTCATTCACAACATTGTTACAACGGTACTTTGAATCAACAACTTCACCAACAGATTTTGCTCTAAGGTTGATGAAATAGAATTCAACGTCAACTATAGGTAACTTCTCAATATCTACACCTTCAGTCAAGGTACAATTATAAAGAATGTCACGAATAGCAGAATGTGCGGCTGAAGAATCATCTGACTCCATAGCCATCAATAAGTTTCTTTGTTCTTTTACAAGAAACGGTCGATAACGAATTTGTTTTTTGGAAACTGGTAATGTGATATCATATGTTGGCACATCAATTTTTGGTAAAGCCATAATAACTCCTTAATTTAATCAAAATATAGAATTGTTTCTCCAATAGGTATAGGCAAAGGTAACGGATAATTTATGTATACCGTCATTATTCCAATCCAAATCTAATTGGTTTACAGAAACAGGAAAAGCCTCAAACAAATCAACAGAGTATGACATTTTGTTTGAAACATCATACTGATTGATTGTAATAGTTGTGGAATATTCATCCTTGTATGCGTAGTTGTTGTTTAGATATGGATTGATAAAATCAAACCAAGCATCAAACATATACTTTTGCTTCATATCATCGTCAACCAAGAATGTAAGGTCGATATCTGTATATGATGTTAGGTGTGGATATTTTTCAATTGGACCATAAGTCTTTTGTTCGTGCATTTCAAATGTACGGCCAGGTAAAACAGCATTCTCACACCTGTACATCAAGCTTCTACTTGTAACCAATGGTGTACCAAATAGAATAACTGGAACAGGAATAAGAACATCGAATCTGCTTGGCCTTGCTAAATCGGTTGTAAAACTTGCTTTGAAGTCATTAATTGAACCTACCATTTATGAGTTCCTTATTTCTTGTACTGATTCTTTCCACACATCTTGTGGCTTGGCTTTCTTAAATTGTTGTATTGGTAAGAATACAGCAATATCCCATTCATTATGTTCAACGGAAAGAATCCTGGACTTAACATGGCTGTAAAGATACTGTTTGATACAAGGTCTGAATTCTTTTAGTTTGGATGACGCATCCAACATCGGATACGTTATTCGGAGTCTCTTAATCTCGTCCTCATCATTATACATAGCATATGGCAATAATTTTTTGAGAAAATTAATACGATATCTAAGTGGTAAGTAATGTAAATTAAGTCCTATAAAACCATCAGATGTTCGTTTGAGTGGTATAACCAAAGGAAATCTGTCATAATATGGTAATTCTGCCTTACCTTTTGGATCATATACAAAAAAGTATAAACCACCCATCAAAAACTTTTGTCTATCGTTTGGTCTTATATAACGGTTTGTCTCTTTTGTCATAAGATTGGACATTGCTGCTGGATTTCGTAACGTAGAAATCTTTTGCATTAACCATTTATAAGATTCTCGACTATTCGTTTGATAGCTGAGTTCTGCTTTTTGTTCAGATAATGTGGTGAGTATTGATGGTCTTATTGTCATGGACTATTTAGTTAGAGGCCTAGGTGGTCTTCTGTCATCAACATGAATTTCCATCCACGGTCAAGGCAATATTCTGTTGCTGCCTTCCACTTAGCTTGATTAACACCCCATGTAACCACTTCATTAATATATTGTTTAGTTACTCGTTTCTTTTTTTCTGGTTCTTGTGTTTGTTTTTTTGGTTTAACTTCAATCATCATTGTTTTGGTTGAACCATCTTTTCCACGGGATTTAACTACGAAATCTGGAAAGTATCTGTGCATTCTACCATCTACTGGAGACCTGTATGGAATGATTACCTCTTCTGAAGCCCATGATAATATGTCTGGATTTTTGTCGAGCCAGTTCATCACTCTACATTCCCAAGAAGAGCGATATATGATTTTTGTGTGGTCCCCAACATATTTGTGAGGATTATTAGGTCTAAATGTTCCAGAATACGCCATAAATAGTATATATAACTTTTTTAAAGATAGAACAATGGCATTCGAACTACAAGAACAAAAGTCAGACGGAACATATCAAACTGTTGTCAATACAAATCAAAGTTCATATTACAATAGTGAATCTACTGGTACAGAATATTCTTCAGATAATACTCCGATTGGTCCTAGTTTATCCGATTCTCTTGCTACTGGACCATTAAGTGCATTATTCAAATCAAAGTATAATTATGATAGATTAGCATATCCAGCAGATTTGGGTTCTTCTGGTAAAGGACATATGGTACAGTTTGATGTTTATAACACACTTTCAACTGATATTAAGGACGTATCTACTTTTTTAACTACTCAAGCTAATAAATTATCGGCCGCTGCAACTTCTGTGTATAATGCAGGTGTGGGTGGTACAGTTCAAAATTTAGCTAATGAGGCAAAACAAGTTGTTGGACAAGCAATTGAATTATCGAATTCATTGGTCGAAAAAGGTTTAGATGGTGCATTAAACCAAGTAGTTGAAAGTGTGGTTGGTAAACAAACCGTTAGTGAATTTTTACAAACAAGAAAAGAACTTGTAAAAACAATGTATCTTTACATGCCAGATACTTTGGACTTCACATACTCAGCAACTTGGGACAAAACAGACCTAATGAAAGCGGCTGGTGCAGTACCGGTTGTTGGTGGTTTAGCGAGAGGTATTACCAGTATTATGGATAATGATGCGGTCAAATTAGCCATGAATAAATTTGGTTATGCATTTAATCCACAATCGCAAATGTTGTTTGAAGGTATAGATTTTAGAGCATACTCGATGTCATTTGTTTTTACACCACGTTCAGCACAAGAAGCCAATATTGTAAAAGAAATAATTAAAACATTTAGAATGTTTGCTGCA